GGTTCAAACGCCCACCTTACATACCGCTTCATCGCGTCGAGTATGTTCATGTCTGACTCGACCGTTACCGCCTCGGCGGGGAGGCCGAGCCGAATTAAATCAGCCCGGCACTCCTCGACCGAGTCGGTTAGTTCTGCGGTAAGGTCTGCCGACATCGCGCTGTACCGCCTGATAGCAGTACGCATTTTAGTGAGGTATGCTGCACTTACCGCCATTTTATTGCTCCTTTACACCAGGAAATAGATGTCGATCTGAGCGCCAGCCAACGCCGCAGTCGGATTGACGAAGTTCTGCGAAATCACAGTTGCGCTGTATGAGCCGGTTGCGACCGTGGTCGCCGTTGCGTTGTTGAGGATCAGCAGCACCGTGTTGTACGGCAGGCAGAAGGGCAGGCCGACATCGTCCGTGATGCCCACGCTGATGGTCGATACACCGTCGCCGATCGGGAACACGATGGAGGTAACCGTTGCGAAAGCCCTTGTTCCGGCCACGGTTGCCGCACCAGTGCTGACAATCGTTTCGGTCAGCGCCGCGCCGTTTGCATCCGTGCCGTTGATGACCACATCGCCCACAGACCCAACCGCATCACCAGTAACGGACAAGACGCGGGGAGTGGGCGGCTGCGCTGACAGGTCCTTTGCCAACACCGTGGTGACGGCTGCACCCAGTACGGTCGCGGCCTCGATGTATGCACCGGCGGCTGCGTCTGCGTCAGCTGCCGCGATTTGGTAGTGAGCGACAAACGCCCTGTCGCAAAAAATGTTCGGGGAGCCTGTCTTGAGGTGCTGCCCCATGAGCGGGTTATATCCTGCAAGTCCCATTTATCTTCCTCCAATAGTCAGGGGAGGGTTTTGCCCCTCCCCATTTCAGTTCATGTAGTTATCAGGTGAACAGTTTCCTCCACGCGGTCGCATCGGGATGGTCGCAGTCGAAGATGACAGAGCCACGGTAGATAACGCTGTTGCTGGCAAACCCGGCCTCATCAGATGCCTTGACATTGATGTCCTGGCTCATGTTGCCGTATAGCCGTTTAAAGTTGCCAAAGTAAGCATTGCCCGCGCCCACACTGTCGCTGATGACAACCGGGAAGCCCAGGATGCGGTAAGGAATCGGTGAAGCGAATTCCTTGGCCACGATCGGGAAGCCGTTCGCGTCCAAAACCTTGGCGAACTGGTTGTAGAACATCGCCTTGTTCATAAGGAATTTGGCGTTCTTGTCATGCCGCGCCGGGAGCAGTGCGATCAGGTCAACAATATCGTCATAGACAAGGCCAGCACCATAGTCGATACCATTGGTATTATCAACCCAAACCGCCACGTTCTCAATGCCGCCGGTTACGTTGGTGCCAAGGATGATTTCGTTTTCGATTTGCTCGGCAATATCCTCAGCCAGAGCCTTGACCAACCACGCCTCAAACGCACTGACTGCGGTTGCGCGGATGGTCGCGGAAATCTGCTGAGTTTTGGCAAATTCAAACTGGCTCAGGGTAACAGGGGTCAGAGTGTCAGCGGCAGCAACAATGGGAGCGTTTTCTACATGGAGGGCAGCATTGGCGCGGACACCCTCGACCATCAGACGCAGTACGCCGGGTACCCTAAACAAGGTGATTTCGTCCAGCATCGGAGCGACCTTGACCATGTTGTCAACAATTTCGTCTGCCACGATGGTAGGAACAGCAGCGGCAGCGGAACCAAGGGTCACCAAGTCCCATACGCGCTTTTCAACATCGTTCATGGGTTTGGCCATCAAATGCTTTAGCCAGCCGGTGCGGTACTCAGGGAGACTCAGCGCCTCTTCCCTGGTCATGTTGCCGATATGTTCGCTCATAGGTTTGTCCTTCCTTGCCTCTTTGATTTTTTCGGGCGCTTTGCCCTCGTTCAGATCCAGCGCGGTCTGTTTGCGTGCTTCCAGGTCTTTCAGTTCGGTTTTGCGGGTCAGCAGCTGTTTCTTTTCCTCAGCGGCTTTGTCCACATCCTCCGGCTTAGTAAAAGACCGCACCTCGTTGTCGAGTGCGGTCAGCCTTTCCTCCACCTGTTGGAGGTTCATTTCATCCAAACTCATAATTAAGTCACTCCTTGATATTCGTATCGTTTCAGTGCCAGTTCCAGCGCGTTCCGTGCCTCCGCACGTTCCCTCTCGGCCTCCGCTTCAAAGAATGACCGCGCATTCACATAAGTGCCATCGTATGCAGGGAAATCCACAAGAGCGCAGTCAAATATGCGCTTGAATCTGTTGATTCGCCTTGTGTGCGCCGCCCTGTCATACACCTCGTCGGCGACTGTAAACGCGAAACTCGCCTTATCCAGCAAGCCCGCATCCACATCTTCTTTGACTGACCGACCATAACTGGTCTGTGTCAGGTCGGCCCGAAACTTCAGGCCATAGTCATCCACACCCAGTTGCATACTGCCGTTCTTTGTCCTTGCGGCGGGTTTGCCTTGATGCCCGACATTGAGGACAACGTCGCTCATTTCAGCGCCGTCAAACGCACCGCGCGATATGACTTCTTTGTACTGGATGCCGTCGCATTCATAAAGCGTAGCCGGCTGCTCAAAAACTGCGGCATATCCTTCGACGCTACCGCTGTCCGAGTTCGTTTGAATGTCAAACGCCCGGTACTGTCTATCCTTTGTTATCATCAGTCTACCGCTCCTTCCAGCAGTTTCTTGGCATCCTCTTTCGATATGCCGATGCTTATCGCAATGATGTTTATGGCCTGTCCTATGGTCAGCGACCCAGCGGCATACTGCGAAACAACCGTGATAAGTGATTGGGTCTGAGCGCCGTTCAGTGTCTTGCCTGCCACATCCTCAGCATCGGCAACCACTTGCTCTGTTTCGCTGCCGGTTAGTTCGCCTTCTGCCGTTGCATCGCCCGTTGTGTTCCCTTCGCCTACAGTGGCGGTATCCAATCTGCGGAGCGGAACCGACCCGCCCTCAATCGGCGCAAGATTCAGCACCGCTCTCCACTCATCGGGAGTAAGTGCGCCTCGGTCAACCATTGCCACCAACGAAAGTTTCGATTCCATACTCATGTAATTCATCCGGCTGGACTCAAACACGATTTCGTTGCCAAATCCTCTTTGCCGTTCGGAATAAACCTTGTAGGTCAACTCAAGACCCAGTGCGACAAGGAACGGCTCGATGGCTGAGTCATAGAACGCCTCCCACGCATCGCCGTGCAGCTTGCCTTGGATAGCGTCCTCGCTGACTCCGAAGTACCTGTAGATGTTCTCCCTCAGCTGACCAACGTGTTCATAAGTGGCGATTTCCGGCTTGACATCCACAGGTTTAAAGTCCACAGTGCTGTCCAGCATCGCAATGCCGCTGGAGTTCTCCAGCGATAAGTAGTCGGCCACGAAGCGGTCTTTTTGTTTTTTAACGTCATCGTCCGACAGCATCGCCTTGGTCGATTTAAGGATTCCGCGCAGGTTGCTGGTCGATTTGATAGCGTTCGCCATGCCCTGACCCGTGGTAGAGAGCAGGTCGAGGCTGGTCTTAATAGCCTGATTTGTATCACCGTAGATATCTGACTTGTTATAGTGTTTTCGCAATACAAGCAGGTCGCTCCACGCCGCCGTCAGTTTTGTGCCACTGGCGAACGTGAATCGAATGTACAGTTGTCCACCTGATTCGATTGCCTCGCCTGGGCAATGCGGTATCGGGTAGAATGAAACTGCCTTACCTCGTTCGTCCCGGTTGATGTAGACGAACGCGGTGTTGTTCACCTCATACAATGTGCGGCACTTATACAAAAAGTCTTTGCCGTTCATGTACAGGTTCGGGCGTATCCTGAGCAGTTTTTCCAGCCCCGCATCCTGCCGCACTACAGCGTTCGCCTTGCTCGTGTGTTCCGCAAGCGTGTGGATGCTGGCACGGGCTACCTCGTTGTCGTACACGTCGCCCTGGTACGGGTAGAATGTACTGTTGTACGTCCCTACCTCACGCCAGGCTGTGCCTGTGCGCTGTTTTTGGCCGCCGAACAGGGTGGCGATGGCTCCTCGAAAGTTCATGGCTTCACTCCTTTTCGGCGTTACCGTAGATAATTGATGTAATCTGTTTCATGGTTGCAATAACACACAAACGCATTGAGCAGACTGACCAGCCCATCAATGCGCCTTGTGGATGAAGTCTTGACCGGGGATATTGAATTAACGCCGTCCTTGTTTAGTGTTTTAATGCCAGTGTTAAGCAAGCACCAGCGCAGGACGGGATTGTTTTGGTACACAACGCGCTTGTCCTCAAACAGACCACCAAGGCGCTTCATTGGGTAGGTAAATGTGTACGGCCCTTGAGCGATCTTGTCCATGTCCGCGAACCCGGCATCCTGCATATCCTCAATCCAGTACCCCGCCAATGCCCTGTCAAATCCTATCCAGAGCGGCCTGGCATCGTCCAGTTTCACGCGGTCAACAAACCATTGCGTCACTGCCTTATAGTCAACCGTAGCGCCATCGCACAGCGTCAACCATCCCTGCTCTGCCCACAGTTGGTATGGTGCTTCCCGATTGTTTCCCTGTTCGGTTGTTTCAACCCTTGCCCTTGGCAGGAAGTATTGTTGCAGGATATAAAAGTTCTCGTC